TCAATGGCTCAAAAGACTTAAGTTAATTATATTCCTGAAAAGACTTCGTTCTTAGTTAGCTCTATGTTTAGCGCTGGCGCAAAGGCTATTGATTCTGAAGGCATCGTTCAGATCAACTGTACTGAATAAGGGAGATTGAATAATGGCTTTTTCAATTGCAACAGACTTGCCTGGATGGGCAACAGTCGGAGCTTCAAAGAGTGGTAGCGCGCCTAGCGTCTACACTTTTATTAGTGCTTCAGACAACAAAGCAGCCGTGGCTGCATCTGGCTACTTCAATGCAATTGAGGACTTAATCGTCACTGGCGATTTTATTCTCAATAAAGCTACTGATGGTGGTCAGCTCTTAGTTGCTACTAACACTGCTGGTGTTATTACGACGACTGCAATCTAAGTAAAACGGGGCGGCTCCGGTCGCCCCTTATTTAGCGAGAGGCGTTGTATGGCATCTGGAGATACAGATATTTCGATATGTTCCGACGCATTAATATTGCTAGGAGCAGCTCCAATAAGTTCGTTTGCTGATGGGACAGATATTGCCCAAGCATGCGAGCGTCTATATCCCGACCTTCGGGATTCGTTAATTTCTAGGTATCCCTGGAGCTGGTCATACCAGAAAGTTAAACTGGCCCGTTTGGCGGTTGTCCCTGATAACGAGTTCAGATATGCCTATGCTTTACCAGGGGATATGCTCTCAGGCATAAGGGCAATATTTGCAGATTCTTCTACCCACCAATTGCCGATCAGATATGGCTGGCAAATATTCGGTGAGCAGCTTTATACAAACTTAGAGACGGTTTACATTGACTATCAAACGACGGTCAATGAAGCGAAGATGCCCGCATACTTTGTGCGTTTATTGCGTACTGTATTGGCTGGCGAATTAGGTTTGATTGTCACAGATCAGCTTAGCAAGACTGATTACTACAACACATTGGCATTCGGTACGCTAGGCGAGAATGGCCGTGGTGGTTTATTCCGAGAAGCCATGAATGTAGATTCAAGAGGCAACGCACCTCAAGTTATCGAGGATTATTCGCTGATATATGTAAGAGGGTGATATGGCTCGCTATACGCAATTTCAAACAAACTTTAGCGTAGGCGAGATTGATCCACTACTTCGTGCGCGTACTGATCTCGAGCAATACTCTAACGGTTTAGAATCCGCAAAAAATGTAATTATCCATCCTCAAGGCGGGGCTACTCGTCGTCCTGGGCTGCGTACTATTGAAAAGCTCTGGGATAGCTATGTCCCTGCTAATTTTAAATTAATCCCGTTTCAATTTAGCAGAACTGATACCTATTTGCTGGCGGTAACAAATGGGACAATAAAGGTTTTTAAGAACGATATATTTCAAGTTAATGTTAGTGCCAGTGATATTACTTTGGCAATGGTGCCTGATCTTAAATACACTCAGGCGGTTGATACTTTAATTATTGTCCATCAGGACATGCACCCAAAGCGTTTAATACGAAACTCTGATGTTAGCTGGACGTTTGAGGACTTGCCGCTAACAAGCATACCGACCTATGCCTTTAATCCACATTTTCATTACCCACAGTTTACAATTACCCCTTCTGCTGTAGATGGTAATATCACGCTAACTGCATCGGCTTATACTCATGATACAGGTACAGCGCAAGGCGGCAGCTCCAATACTATTCAATTAAAAGCGGCAACCAGTTTTACAGGTCTTAATACACCTGTTGGTATGAATGTAACAATTACCAGTGGTACTGGTTCTGGTCAGTCAAAGCACGTTCATGCTTATGATTCAGGCACTAAAACAATAACGATTGATGGCACTTGGGATACTGCGCCAGATGCAACAAGCGGATACAAGGTTTATCCTTTTGGGGAATCTAGTGTTGGAGAGATTATCAGCAGAAAGCAAGGCTCAACGTTTAGCGGTGGTCAGGCTAGAATAGTCGAATATGTCAGCGACACTGTAGCTAATGCCACTGTAATAATACCGTTTTTTGATACAACATCATTGACTAACCCTGCGTTTGGTCCTGCTATACCAACCGAGTTAAATAGCTCGTGGCAAGCGGAAACAGGTTATGAGAATACTTGGTCGGATACATTAGGCTGGCCCAGGACTGCATCGTTTTATGAGGCAAGGCTTTATTTTGGCGGTACAGCATTACGTCCGAATACGCTTTGGGGATCTAAGGTTGCTCAATACTTTGATTTCGATCAAGGCACTGGTCTTGATGATGAAGGCGTCGAAGCAACGCTAAACGTCAACGAATTCAACGAAATTACTAATCTGAATGCTGGCCCTGATCTTCAGATATTTACATCTGGCGGTGAGTTTGTGGTCATACAAGAGGCGAGCACGCCGGTCACGCCAGCGACTTTTATGATTAAACCGCAAACCCAAATCGGATCTAAGCCTGGTTTGCCTGTGATTAATCTTGGCGGCTCAGCATTATTCATACAGCGCCAAGGCCAATCGCTTGTTTCTATGCAATACAATAACGAGCAAGGTGGTTATGGGACGTTGCCTTTATCTACACTTAGCTCGCATCTGCTAAAAGACCCTATCGACATGGCTAGGCGCAGAGCTGTTTCTACTGATGAGGCTGATCAAATTTATATAGTAAACGGTGATGATGGCACGATTACTTTATATTCCATACTTGCCGACCAGAACGTAATTGCTCCAAGCAGAATAGAGTTAGGCACACAAACTTCTGGAAGTACAACAAATGCCTATAAAGTTGTCAGCATTGCAGTAGTTGTATCTGATGTTTATGTCGTCGTTAAATACGATCCTAATCCTGGTGTAATTCAACAAGAAGGCCATCTTTTAAAGTTTGATTACGATGTTTTTACTGACTACGCAGTAACCGGAACATCTGCATCTTCTGGCACAATGGATCAGCCAAATGCTGCTGAGCCTGTAAAAGTAATCGGTGATGGCATTGTTGAGCCTGGGACAAAAACAGGCCCGACTGTAAACTTTGATCGGACATACAGCACCTGGCAATTCGGTATAGATTTTGATGTTGAGATTAAGACGATGCCGGTTGAGCCAAGATTGCAGCAAGGCTCAGTGTTCGGTCTTAAAAAGCGTATTGTTCAAATTGACGCACCTGTTTATGAAACTCAAAACATGGTGGTCAACGGTCAGCCCGTTGCCTTTAGAGACTTTGGTGCTGGCGTGTTAGATGTTCCTGTTGCAGAATTTACAGGCACAAAATCAATACAAGGTATTCTAGGCTTTAGCCAGAACGCCCAGATAACAGTAACCCAATCCGTACCTTTGAAGCTCACGCTTCTTGGACTGGAATACAGAGTGAGTATAGGTAACTAATATGGCTCAAGTGGCAATGATTGTTGCAGGAACGTTGCAAGCATATTCTGCATTTAGAGGCGGTCAATATGCTAGGGCCGAATATGATGCACGCGCAGCTCAAGAAAGACTCCGTGGTCGCGCTCAAGCGTTGCAATACAAACAACAAGGTGTAGAAGTTTTGCGCCGACTAAACGAAAACTTAGCATCTACGGTTGCTCGAGCTGCCGCTGGCGGTGTTGATCCGTTGTCAGGCAGTGCATTAAATCTGCAAAATTACGCGATGCGAGAAGGAGCAAGAGATTACAATCAAGCCAGAGACAACGCATTGATTGCGACGGGCATGGCTGAATATCAAGCAAGGCAGTACAAAGCTGCTGGCAGCGCTGCGTTTAGATCTGGGCTTTTGGGTGCATTAACTTCTGCGGCAACGACTACTTATGCAGCAATGAAACCAGCTCCGGCAACAACACCGCCACCAGCGCCAGTAACGTAGAGATTAAAGATGGCTAGATTACCAAGATATCAAGCAGGAGGCGTACAAGCCGTTGTACCTGGCAGAGTCGAATTTGCTGGCATGCGAGAACAAGCAAGATTTGCTGAAAGCATTGGCAAGATGGCTGCGTTTGTTAATCGTGAAGTGCAAGAGCGTGAGATAAGAAAGACACTAGAGCAGGAAGAACAGAACGCTCTGTATCAAAGGACTCAGACCAAGCAAGGGCTCATCCAGGAGCAATAACTTGGGCTGAGCCATGAGCGCACGGCCAATGGCCAGCATCTGCTGTTCTCCCCCACTTAAGGTGCCTCCGAGCTGTCGGGTTCGCTCCTTCAATATCGGAAACAGACTAAATACCCATGCCATGTCCTCTGCCACCGCCGCCTTGTCGTTACGCAAAAATGCTCCCATCTCCAGGTTTTCCAGAGTCGTCATGCGGGGAAAGATCTGCCTGCCCTCCGGAGTTTGCGAGACTCCCAGGGCGGCAACTTGTTCTGGACGAAGATGGTGGATCGGGCGGCCTTTCCACAAAACCTCACCTTCGGCCGCTCGCTGAACGCCAAAGATGGTCAACAGGGTAGTGGACTTGCCGGCGCCG